GTTCGGTTCAGACGACGAGATGACAAGTCTGGCACTGGGTCTACATAACAAGCTAGCAAAGCAAGGTATTGATTTGCAAAGTGATGAATACTACGAGGCAATAGACACTCGTATGCGGCAGGTCTTCCCAGATAGTTTTGAGGAGATTGCAGAACCAGAGGCTGAAAAGCCAAAAAGACAGGCTAATGTAGTAGCACCCGCTACACGGAGTACAGCACCTAAGAAGGTACGACTCTCCCAAACGCAAGTAGCTCTCGCGAAACGACTTGGGTTAACACCCGAACAATACGCCAAACAGGTTGCATTAGATATGAGGAAAGAATAATGGCTGAAAACAGAATTAGTAGAGAACTTGAGACCCGTGAAAAAACGACACGCAAGCCTGCTTGGAGGCGACCAGAAGTTTTACCTTCTCCAACTCCAGAGCCAGGATATGCGTACCGTTGGATACGGACAAGTAATCATGGTTTAGTTGATGCCACGAATGTTTCCTCGAAGTTACGTGAAGGTTGGGAACCCGTAAAGGCAAGTGACCATCCAGAAATAACACTCGTTACTATAGAGAATGAACGCTTTAAAGATAACATTGTTGTTGGTGGGTTAATGCTTTGTAAGGCTCCTCATGAACTGGTAGAAGAACGGACGGCGCATTATAAACAACAGTCGGATAGTCAGATACATTCAGTTGATAACAACCTCATGCGAGAGAACGACCCTAGAATGCCGTTATTTAATGATCGGAAGTCTAAGGTTACATTTGGCAAAGGCAATTAATTAATAGGAGACTATGGATATGGCTTATCCTACTGTAGATGCCCCTTATGGGCTTGTTCCCGTTGGTTTGATTGGTGGACGTTCTTACACAGGCGCTACTCGACAAATGAAAATAGCTAGTAACTATGGCACAGCTATTGGAAAAGGCGATTTAGTAAAACGTGTAAATGACGGCACTATTGAGCGTGACGGAAGCACAAACGCTTTACCCGCTACTGGCACACTAGGTGTCTTTATGGGGTGTCAGTATACTGACCCAAACACTAGTCAGTTAACATTTAACAATCAATATCCTGGTAGCATCGTTGCTAGTGATATTCATGCGTTTGTTGCTGATGATCCTGACTTGATAATGAAGGTAGCTATATGCTCTTCAGGTACAACAATGGCAACATTGGCAAGAACTGTGATTGGTAATAAAACTGGTATCCTTAGTAATACACTCAATACTACTAATGGTGCGTCGAAGCTAGCCGCTAATAATAGTGTGGCTACAACTTCAACACTACCACTNCATATTATTGATGTAGTCGATACTACAGCTACTGGAAGTGATACCTTTCAAGAACTGTTAGTTATATTTAGCACACATACTGATAATGGTAGCAACGTGTTCATTGGTGGACATGCCTATCGTAACCCAGTTGGCATTTAGGAGGTAATGTAAAATGGCAATATCACGCGCACAACTTCTTAAAGAACTACTTCCTGGGCTTAACGCACTTTTCGGTTTAGAGTATGCTAAGTACGGCGAGGAACATGCGGAAATTTTTGAATCAGAAACTTCTGACCGTTCTTTTGAAGAAGAGACTAAACTATCGGGCTTCTCTGCAGCACCTGTTAAGGACGAAGGCTCTGCCATCGAATATGACAATGCTCAAGAGGCGTTCACTTCTCGTTATAACCATGAAACAGTGGCAATGGGCTTTTCAATTACTGAAGAGGCTATTGAAGATAACTTGTACGATTCTCTATCGGCTCGTTATACAAAAGCACTGGCTAGGGCTATGGCGTACACAAAACAAGTTAAGGCAGCTTCTATATTGAACAATGCCTTTGACTCAGGCACTACCTACGGAGACGGAGTGGAACTTTGTTCTACTGCACACCCTCTTGTAAGTGGTGGAACTAACTCCAACGAACCTGCTACACCTGCTGATCTTAATGAGACTTCTCTTGAAGCCGCTATTATTCAGATCGGTGGTTGGACTGATGAAAGAGGGCTACTCATTGCAGCTCGCGCTCGGAAGTTAATCATTCCTTCAGATTTACAATTTGTTGCAACTCGATTGCTTCAAACTGAAGGACGGGTAGGAACTGCGGACAACGACCTCAATGCAATAAGAAGCAATGGCGCTGTTCCAGAAGGGCATTCCATTAATCATTATCTAACCGATACTGATGCTTGGTTCTTAATGACGGATGTACCTAACGGTCTGAAGCACTTTACACGTAGCCCAATGGCAACGTCTATGGACGCTGATTTCGATACAGGCAACAGTCGTTATAAAGCAAGAGAAAGATACTCTTTCGGTGTATCCGATCCGCTAGGAATCTTTGGTTCCCCAGGAGCTTAAAAAACTTAAAGGGGTGGCTTGCGGGTCGCCCCTTTTTACTCTATACTACAAATACCTTGACAGTCGCATGGTGTGGCTGACAGTTGCCTAGACAAGGAGATTTGAAATGGCTAATACGACTTTCAACGGTGCGGTNCGCTCCGAAAACGGATTTAAAACANTTTCAAANAGTGCCATAGGTGCTTTCACTGAACATGTCGTTGCTACAAGCGGCGGTGTTTTAGAAGTTCAAAAAGTAGCAACTTCTGGAAGAGACAACATTGTTGCTGCAGGTACAACTGTAGGGGCTAANAATGCAAGTCTTGGCACAGCGGCTACAATTTTTAATATTACCCCAAACGCACATGGTTCTGGTATAGCTGATACCGCGATTAATACTTTTGTAAATAAAGTTGGTGGTGATATTGTTACTACTATTTTAGTTGACTTGCATGGTGGGTTAGCTTCTGGTGGTTCGGCTGATGACATTATTGGTACAGATGGTGGAGCCGCAAACGCTTATATTGCAGAACTTACAAGTGCAGTTAATGGTATTCCATATAAACTAGAGTTTATTTGTTTAGAAGTTCCAACAGGTGGTGATCCAGATATTAATTTAGTTTGTTCAGCTACTGGAACAGACGCTGAGAACGCTGCTGTAACAAGTGGTACAGTTCTGTTTAACAATGGAGATTTAACATTAGGTCTTCATAACGAAGCAGATGGAGGAGCTACTTTAGCAGCTCTAACTAAAAAGTATCTTTATTTAACCACTGGAGCCGCTACTCAAGCAGCGTATACCGCAGGTAAACTTGTTATTAAGATACATGGTGCAGCCTTTGATTTCGATAACGGCTAATTAATCGGGTGGGGCGCAAGCCCCATTTCCCAGAATAGGAGAGATTAATATGGGACTTTCAGACGTTCAAGCGCTCACCATAAGTGACGAGAATGCTGCTGACGCAGATAGGTTAGTTACTGCAGCCAGACCAAACACGGGTGCAACAATGGCAGCAACTACTTTTGCAGGTGGTGCAGCTCGTAATGTTACAGTAACAACTGCAGGAACAAGTGATAATTCAAAAACAAATACTATTGTAGGAACAGATGTTTTTGGTAATGCTCTGTCTGAGGTTATAACTTCAACAGGCTCTGCTGAAGCAGTTGCAGGAGAAAAGTTATTTCTTACTGTTACTTCAGTTACAAGTTCGGCGCAATTTGCAGGAAACATTACTGTGGGTTCAGGCACATCGTGCGCTCAAGCCGTTAATGGTAGCAATAGAGTAAGATTAAAAGGGTTGTCTATTACCTCTGGTGGCACTGCAGGTGATGTAGAGTTTGTAGATGGTTCACCAGAAGATGGTACAACTTTGTTTAAGTCTAGAACAATCGGCACAGCCAATACTGTTATAGACAGAACTATACCTTCAGAAGGAGTGGTATTTAGGAGTGGTTTAGTTATCAAGTATACGCTAGACACTGCTGATATGATTACCATTTTCCATGCGTAACGACTACAAAAAAGGCGGTAGAGTTCGTAAAGACACGGGCATGAAAGGTATGTCCATTGGTAGTGGAGATAAACGCCCTACCAAGTCTGGCGCGGGCATGACGGCTAAAGGCGTTGCTAAGTATAGAAGAAACAACCCTGGATCAAAACTCAAGACTGCTGTTACAGAAGACAAACCTACAGGTAAGAGAGCATCTCGTAGGAAGTCATATTGCGCTCGTTCAGCAGGGCAAATGAAGAAGTTTCCTAAAGCAGCAAAAGATCCTAACAGTCGTTTACGGCAAGCAAGAAGAAGGTGGAAGTGCTAATGACTATATCCCGCGCACAAATGGGTAAGCAAATAGCAAACCCACCAATGAAAAACAAAATGTCTAAACTCTCGCAGAAGAGAAAAAAGAAGGCAGCAATGGAGAGAAATAAAAAGGATGGCGTATCTACAAAGTAACATACCTTATTTTAAAGCATGGGTGAGAAGAGAGTACACGAAGAATTTTATAGATTATCACGGAGAATTTTTACACGCTATGGTGATCGCAGTAACGACAATGCCGAATAGGACTCTTAGTTTCCAAGTAATATTTACTGGGTGTGAAACTGATGATACGGATGATCCTAATGTACACGGTGGAGCTATGTGGGCGAGAATGCCCCTAACAGCTCTCGTTGCTGATGTGATGTATGATGAGTGGCCTACAGAACTTCCTCCGTATATAGCACAGCCTTGGGACTGCATGTCTCATAATCACTCCGTTTATAAATTAGAAAGAGCCTCACCTGCTCCTTGGATAGCTAAAGTTGACGGTGAGTTTTATCCTGCGAAATACTACTTCACGGTAGACTATACAGATAGTGAAGTAGCTGACGATCCTGCACAACATAAACAAAGTCATGTACTTGAATTATTAGACGCAGGAGAGTATACAGGTAACATTGTTGCTCTACCCAACAATAGAGTTCGGGTTACACACCCTGCGTGGTTTGAAACAGGTGAAGGCGCACCAGACTTTAGACCAAATCAACACACTTTTCATTCTAAGCAAAACCATGAATATGTGTGGGATACTCAACGTGTTTTTAACAACTTATATAAGGATGAATAAAATGGGACTTGGACCTTCACCAGAAGACGCAGTACGAAAAAGACGAGCTAATCAAGAAGCAGACGATATTGCTAAAGTTCGTAAAAAGTATAGAAATCGTGGAACGTCGGGCAGTAAGCAAGCACTAAAAGAAATAAAGGCTTTAGAGTCTAAAGGTTTTGACGATTATCGTCTAGCAAACAAATATGGTACAGATGCTATGAAATCTCGTGGTTTTGGACAAAAAACGCAAGCTCCAATGAAACAAGGCGGTAGCGGTAAAGAGGATATAGGTGCTTTGCCAAATAAAGGCGGTGTTGTTAAAGATGAAATACCCATGAAAAAGAAAGCGGGCGGTATGATGAAGAAGGGCTATGCCAAAGGTAAAATGGTCAAGAAGATGATGTCCGCAGGTAAGCTTGTCGGTGGACAGAAAAAACTAGATAAAAATAATGACGGAAAAATATCTGGTGATGATTTTAAAAAGATGAAAGCAGGCGGTATGACCAAGAAAGGTTATGCCCAAGGCAAAATGGTTAAAAAAGGTATGGCTGCAGGCGGTAAAGCTAAAGGCAAAGCCAAAGGTGGTAAGTCTAAGGTACGTGGAGCAGGTATTGCCCGTAAGGGTGTACGCGCCGCTAAGATGAGATAGTCATGCGTAGTTATTATAAATCTGGTGGTAAGATATGTCCTAAAGGTAAATCGTGGGCNAAGCGAACCTTTGACACTTACCCCAGTGCGTATGCTAACATGGCTGCATCTAAGTACTGCAAAGACCCTAATTATGCTAAAGGCAGTAAGGGCAAAAAGAAGAAGAAAAAGTAATGGGTGATCTTAAGGATTGGGTAAAACAAGACTGGGTTCGTATCGGTACGGACGGAAAAATAAAAGGTAAATGTGGGACTTCTAAGGATAAGAAGAACCCCGATAGATGTTTACCAAGAAGTAAGGCAAACAGTCTGAGCCAATCCCAAAGAGCAACCACTGCTAAAAAGAAGAAGAGAGAGGGTTCAAAGGGAAAAACTGTGGTAAAAAACACAAAACCTGCTACAGTGAAGATGCGCCAAGGCGGGTTAGCTAGGAGACGAAGATGACGGAAGAAGAAAAAAAACTACGCGAAGAATATTTTGATGGACCTGCTTCCGATCAAATGAGTCTACAACAATTTTTTCTTAGCAAAGGTTTTAAGGGTAAAGCCATGAAGAACGGAGGACTTGCTAGAAGAAAAAGAAGTATAGCACGAGGCTGTGGAGCCGTTGATGAAAAGAGACGTAAGAAAACTTTATACACTTAGGAGACGAGTATGGCAGATCTAAAGATGGTAGAGATAGGAACAGATAAAGATGGTAATTCTCTCTACAATGTTCGTGACAATAGTAAAGGCGGTGAACTTGTCGTTGAAAAAGCTTTGAGTTTATCAGAAGCAGAAGCACTAATGAATGGTGGATCAACTTCTAGTTATAAATCTATGTCTAAATTAGAGTTAGAAACAATGATGCGTGAGCATGGTGTAGAACTTGATAGACGAAAGAGTAAAAAAGAGTTATTAGAAGAAGTAGAAAACTTCTTTAAGGAGTAATAGATGGCTACTTCAGGAACTACCGCCTTTGATATGGACTTCACGGAGATCGCTGAAGAAGCATGGGAACGTGCGGGTCGTGAGATGCGGTCTGGGTATGACTTAAGAACTGCTCGTAGGTCTATGAACTTGATGACTATTGAATGGCAGAACCGTGGGATTAACCTTTGGACTATTGATGAAGGTACGGTCAGTCTTGTAAAAGGCACGTCGGAATACGCACTACCTGCAGACACAATAGATTTACTTGAGCAAGTTATCAGAACCAATGCGGGCAACACGTCTACACAATCTGATCTTACCATAAGTCGTATAGGTGTGAGTACTTACGCATCTATCCCTAACAAGTTAGTACAAGGTAGACCTATTCAAGTGTGGGTGGAGCGACTTGCTTCTGCACCAAGCATTAATGTTTGGCCTACACCTGACAGTAACGACTATATTTTTAAGTATTATCGTATGCGTAGAATAGAAGATGCAGGTAGTGGTGTTGAGACTGCAGATATGAACTTTAGATTTTTGCCGTGTCTTGTAGCAGGGCTAGCTTATCATATAGCTATGAAGGTTCCTGAACTCGCAGGTCGTATTGACATGCTCAAAGCAGCTTATGAAGAACAGTACGGCCTCGCTGCAGGAGAAGATAGAGAAAAGACTTCAGAACATTTTGTCCCAAGGGTAGGGAGAATATAGTGTCGAATAGGTTTGCATCAAAAAAGAGAGCCATAGCAGAGTGTGATATTTGTGGGTTTCAATTTAAACTTAAAGAATTACGAAGTTTAGTTGTTCGTGGACGAGATACAAATACGCTTGCGTGTACTGAATGTTGGAGTCCAGACCACCCACAAAATAAACAAGGTATGTATCCTGTAAGAGATCCACAGGCTATTCTTAACTCACGTTCTGATTTCGCAGGACGCGATAGCAGTAGAAATATACAATGGGGATGGAATCCTGTAGGAGACAGCAAAAACATCTACAATTTAACAGTCAA